CCGGTTATGGGATACTTGTTCTAGCTTGGCTTGCGATGCCCGTCACCGTGGGTCTCATGAGCGCAAATATTATTTAGAAAGTTGGTTTCGTGGGTAAAGATGAATCGCCGCGGTATAACCCTGAGCCTCCGACCAGGATTCCTCGTACCACTGTGACGGTTTCTAAGGGCGGCGGGACGTTCAGCGAGAGCAGGAACGGACCGAAAAACCCGACGCCACCTCCGGCGCCGAAGTCGAAGTAATTGAAAGAGGGAGCGTCTTTGTCCAACGCTCCCTCTTTCAATTGTCTGGCCTTTTGTGGCTAAATCGACGCACTAGAATGCACTCATGAACTTTGCAGAGCGCATAGCTCCTGAAATTAAGCGTGGCCAAATTCGCAGCCCCGATGATGAAGAGATCAGTCGTATGGAACGACAGTTTCCCCAGGACGCTCCAGATACGTCAGAACCTCTGAAGTAGTCCGCAGGCTACAAGCAGGGCTCCGCCGATCCCACCCAATGTCATCGACAGCTGCACCCACCTGTGCTTCTGCCACGCGATGTCAGCCATCACGACGATCTGCCGTGTGATCACCGGGAGGATGTCGCGTTCCTTCAGTGCCGTAGCCAGGTCATCACTTTCCCAATACTGTGCGTGGCCGAAGTAGATGAAGTTGTCGCTTGCCATTTTCTTGACGACATCGGCCTTGAGCCGTGGCCTAACGACGACAAGAGCAAAGAAGGCTCCTCCCATCAAAGACAGGATGCCGATCCAGTAGAACGCACCGTCAAGCCAGCCATTGAGATCTGAGAAGAGTCTTCCGTCGGCGGATAGGGCCACGGTGGTTGCAATGATGGCTGATTCCACGGCAAACGCGAAGGATGCCTTGGCGTCTACCTTGCCTGTCCACTCGGCTTGGGCAGCATGGATCTTCCAGGCATTGTCTACAGCATCCTCGTGGCTCATGAAATGATCCATCCCCAGTCTGAGTGCCGGACCAGTTCTGACCTTCCGCCACCAATTTCCCTTCGCTCCGCCAAAGACCACATGGACTTTTCGGTGCTTGAGATGCACACACTAGCGTCCGCGTCTATCCACACTCGGTCGGTTATGAAAGTACGGTGTCCCTTTAGGTCGCTGAGCTTGGCGGCGATGTTAGGTGCATCACCAACGGAGACCAGGTCATTGTTATTCCTGACGCCAGCTCTCGCGATGAGAGCCCAGCCGCGATCGATGCCAGTTCTGTGACTCAGCTTCCACTTAGATTCGACGTACTCGTCGAGTGCCATGAGGAGACTTGGGCGCACGACATTCTCCACTGCCCACTTGATTTCAAAGGCAGCCTTCACTGCTTTCGTGGCGGCGTCGTCACCGATGAAGATCGACATCACTCTGTCGCCGTCATAGCTCCGAATCTCGCCGCCGTGATAGCGGAGGATGCGCGTTGCAGTCGTGAGAAACGCCTTGATGATCTTGGCCGATGTCTCATCAGTATGGAACCTAGTCAAGCCAGTGGAATTGGCCATGTCCGTATACAGGTACACCGCGTCAAGGTAGACGCCACCATTGCTGAGTTTCACTGAATCTGACGTGGGAACGGTTGTCCCGTATCGAGTGTCCATTTCTATGTACACGATGTCGTCGACCGCGTTCTCCAGGTCGTTCTTTCTCCCCATGCTTCCCCTCAACTAGATCCAGACTCAACCCTACCGACACGGGCTGACAGTCTTGGGTCTTTTAAAATCGTCGCGTTTGTGCGTAAATAAGTGCACTTATGAGCTACTATCTGCACCTGATGGACAAACACGGCCTGGCGCTCTCTGAAGAAGCGATCGCCTATCGTACGGCCCAAGGACTCCCGACTGAGCGCGTGTTCGTCGAGGAAGACGATGACAGTGTTTCAAAATTGGTGAAGTACTACCTGGAGCACGGCACGGATGACTATGAGCCGCCTACTGCTTTCGACGGCAACCTTCGCGTATGTAGTGAATGCCGCGAACCCAAAGACCGCGAGCACTACACGAAGAACAAAAGCAAGGTTGATGGCCTTGATGCCAGATGCCGGGACTGTAAAAAGCTGGTCGCACGTCTCCGCTACCTTGAGATGAAGCGGTAACAGACTCTATCCAGTAGGATCGCCACCAAATACTACAATGGGGGACTGCCATGAAGGCACCACTGCTAGTCGGAATTGTCACGCTGAGTATCCTTTTGAGTGGGTGTGCAGCGGCTCCTGGGCAAGGTGAAAAGCCGCCCACGAGTACTCCAGTAGAGACAGCATCACCAACTGCATCCCCCGAAGTGACAGCTAATCCTTCTCAATCTCTTGAGATCAAGACAGGGCAGTCACCTGAAGCATTAGGCAAGAACCTTTTCGAAGTCGCTTTACCAAACTGGAATATGGCAAGCGTTGATGATAAGTTGACCGATAAAGTAATGGATTACGTCACGAAGAATGGCAATAGTCAGCTAGAGGGTTTTTATAAAGATCTCGCCAAAGACAACACCGCGGCTTTTTCTAGTGCGCTACTCAGTGACACACTACGACCTGAGGTGGCTAAAGATTTTGAATATATTAATATGTGGGTCATGGATATGCGTTTTCGGACCAACGATGATACCGAGCCTTACAAAGTATGGAATACTGTTGAGTCATCTACATTAGTATCAACTTCTGGCACTACTAGGACTGTATTGATCACTTTCACTTCTCATGACAACTCAAAAACTGGTGTTAATACTGCCGAAAAGTACATTTCAGCAGGCGGCGAGATAGATGGAGATAGGTCACAAGCCCAAGTTACGTTTGATAGTGCGAGCGGTACCGAAAAAATTACGTCATATACAATCGTCCCAGTCAAGTAGAAGCACACTTGAAATAGCGTCCCATATTCATGAGCTACTATTGATGCCTTTCATTTTCGGGCCATCTGTGTATAAATAGACGCAATAATGGCAGACACTGACACACCCGAACAACCAGCAGAAAAGAACAAGGGCGGACGACCGCTCAAATTCAAGACCGTCGATGAACTTCAAGTAGCGATCGACTCCTACTTTAATCAGTGCGATCCACATCTTGAGTCGCGGCTTGTGGAATCTGGAATCAGTCAGACCGGTGAGACGATATTTGCTCAGCGCAAGGTGATGACCGAACAGAAGCCGTACACCGTCTCAGGACTTGCCAGGGCGCTAGGCATTACACGCGACACCCTTCTTACCTACGCAGAACGCCCTGAGTTTGTCGACACGGTAGAGGCCGCCAAGGAGCGCTGCCACGAGTGGGCAGAGAACGCGCTCTTCTCAAAAAGTGCCACTGGAGCTGCATTCAGCCTCAAGAACAACTGGGGTTGGAAGGAACGTCAAGAGATAGACCACACGACTGACGGTAAGCCGATGCAGGCGCTTGTGGAGATCGTCCGAAGTGGGGACCAACCAAGTACGGATTAAGTTCCTTGAGGAGTTCGAGGAGCTCTTCAACGAATCCTGGCGCAACATCGTCTTCTACGGTGGCCGCGGTTCGGGAAAGTCCCAACACGTCGCCCTGGCCCTCATCCTTCGTGGCCGGCCTTGGCAAGCGAAAGAACGCCCTTTGAAGCGGCCATGGTGTCGTTGACTGATAATCCGGCTTTACCGAGTTCCACCATCGCCAGGGCAGCGTCTTTGGCGCTGATTCCGGGAAGGGTGATGTCCTTGCCCAGCTCACGTGAGCGCTCGGCAACTCGCTTCATCTGCTCAGCAGTGGCGCCTGAAACGGACTGGAAAACGCTTAGCGACTGCTGGTAGTCAGCTGCACTTGATACGGCGAACTTCGCGGCTAGGACGGCTGCTGCGCCCGTAGCGGCAGCGGCAATGCCGGCTCGACCTCTGGCGCGAACGTCAACAACACGAACAACGTGCTCAAGTTCGCTTCTGTGGCTGGTACGCCGTCCGGATCACCTGTCGTACCAACTGTCGGTCAGATTCAAACGGCTATTGGCGCTGCCAATCCGTACATCATTCTGGCGCAGATCGCTGTAGGTATTAGCGTAAGCACTATCACCAATCCGAACATCACGGACAAGCGAGTGATTGCTACTGGCCGCAATTTCCCATCACAGGCGACATCATCAACCGTCGCGACTACTGAAAGCACATCGTCAGCGACTTATACAGACCTAACGACGGTCGGTCCGGCTGTTACCGCAACCATAGGGCCAAGCGGATCAGCCTTAGTCACCGTTACTTGTCACAGCTACAACAGTGCAATTAACGATACTTTCATGTCTTTCGCAGTGTCTGGCGCTACTACTCAGGCCGCGTCTGACAATAACGCCAAGGTGACTAGCACCACAAGTGGACAACAGGGTTCTACAACAAACGTAATAACGGGTCTGAATCCTGGATCAACGACCTTTACATCAAAATACAAAGCTGTAGCAGGAACAGGTGGTTTTCTAAGACGAACAATTTCGGTGATTCCGCTCTAATGAACCACAAGACTAAAACAACCATCATGGAGACAGACGAGGTCAGGCGTGCCTGATCCGGACTCAACGGTCAAGCGTCATGAACTAGAACGCGTCGCTGAGCACCTTGAGATGTACCAAGAGCGCACGCTTGAGGACAATAAGGAGATCAAGCAGCTACTCAAAGATGTAGGTGCATCTATTCGCGCCAATACCGAAGAGATCAAGAAGAACTATGTCAGCAATGACCGCCTGGAAATCCGCCTTGCTCCGCATGAAACCATCCGTAAGTTCTTCTGGTGGGTTGCCGGTGGTATGGGAGTGATGTTCCTCGCGACGCTCTACCAGCTCCTCATCAATGGAGTGAAGTCGCTATGAAGTTCTTGTCCAAGAAAGGCGTGATCCGAACTGCTGTCATCCTGCTCGCTCTCCTAATAGTCGGTGGCAACGTATTCTTCACGGACCAGCTCATCGAGCGCAACCAGCCAGCAGTCAGCATCACGCCAGGTTCACCCATCAAAGGGGATAAGGGTGACAAAGGCGATAAGGGCGACAGGCCAACGGCCCAAGAAGTCCAACTAGCAGTCACGGACTACTGCGCTGAGACGGGCGTCTGTGATGGCACTAGTCCAAGCTTGGAGGTTGTCTATGCAGCAGTGACAAAATATTGCCAAGACGTCGTGTGCCGTGGTGCGGACGGCGCTACCGGTCAGAACGCTTCCCCTGTAACTGAGGCGCAGATACAAGCTCAGGTCATCTCCTACTGCAACGCCCATCAGTGTGTCGGGACAGACGGCTCTGATGGTTCAGACGGTCAGAATGGCCTGCCAGGACAAACCGGCCGATCACCCCTTATCTCTTGCGTCATCCGAACGACTACCAACGTCGACACCCGCTACGTGGCGTGGAAGTACACGGATGAGGATGACGACCAATACAAAGACCTCTACAAGTTGCCTGTTTGGGCAGAGTGCCAAGAACCAGTCGATCTAAGAGAGGCAGCATAGCAACCATAAACGGAGAATGTGATGGCAAGACAGCTCGTAAAACCTAACTTTGAAATTATCGAGATTGCCGGATGGTGTCTGCGCTTTTCTGACAAAGTGTTCGGCCTGAATGCGGCTTATCCGACAGCTTGGCAAGCCTGGACAAATACTAAGTTCAAGCATGAAGATCGTAACTTCCCGCCGGGGGTTGCCGTGCCTGTCTGGTTCGACTGGGTAGGGGACGTTGGTTCAGGTAGGCAGCGCTATGGTCACGTCGCCGTCAGAGCACCGGACGGCAAGATATGGTCTGCACCTTTATCCGGCACCGGACGTGCTTGGTTCGCCACAGTAGACGACCTGACAAGAGCATTCGGCAACGGCATGAAGTATGTCGGTTGGTCAGAGGATATTTCAAACGTAAAAGTAATAGAGACAGGAGAACAGAATATGGTAGAAGATACGCAACTCAACTTTGATGTGCTAGCACAGACGTTTCAGGACATGACTGGCCGGCCTTTAGTAAGAGCGGAGTTCAACTCCCAAGTTGGCCGCACATGGCAGGACGTGTTGATTACCTTCCAAGGCAGCGTAGAGACTGCTGCCTATGAGGAAAAAACACGCGGCAACAGCAAGGTAAATGAGGCCGAGGTCAAGCTACAAGCAATTAAAGACGCGTTAGGCGTCAAGTAAGGAGGCATATGAGTCCACTCAGCAAACAACAAGCACTCAAGATCCTAAAAGCGCTGGCTTACTCGTTCGCCTCAGGCTTCGTTGGAGTCCTGGCCTTAGTCGGTCTGGACTTCATCCATGCAGCCATGAACGGGCAAGCAGCGATCGTCAACTTGTTAACTGCCCTACTAGGTGCAGCAGTCATCGGCGGGATCAACGCAGTGTTCGTGACTATCAAGCAGTTGCTCACACCAGCTGAAAAATAGTCTCCAGAGGCTCTGAGATCGTCCACAGCGCGTCAGAAGCAAGAAAACGACTAAGTACCCATATCAAAGTCCTAAGCATCGTCTTGGGACTTTTTGCATGTAGGCTTATTAGATGGCAAAAGAGACGAAAGTTATAATCCGTGATGACCTCGATGGAACTGAAGGAGCATCCTCTTACAAGTTCGCGTGGGGAAATGACCAGTATGAGATCGACCTCAGCGACCAGAACGCTAAGGAACTTGAATCGGCGCTGAGCAAGTACATCGATGCCGCGGCTAAGGTGACATCACGTCTTCCGCGCGCAGCTGAATCATCAACTTCTAAGAGTAACAAGGAGTACCTGTCGAAGGTACGATCCTGGGCTTCACAGAATGGACACGAAGTAAATGCTCGCGGACGCGTGGCTCAGTCCGTTATTGATGCGTATGAGAAGGCCAACTAGAGACTTCCCATTAAACGCCAAAGACCCCGTCGGACGATGACGGGGTCTTTGGCGTTTTAGATCTCGCGCTGAACTTCCCGCACGGTGTCTATCTGGTACCGCACTTCCCGCTCGACACTGCCGCTGAGTTTATTGATAGCCGCCTCGACAGCTGCTTCTCGTTCGAACGGCTGACCTTCGCTTTCCAGCTTGGACGCCTCGTTGCGGAGTCGCTGCCCTGCGTGCCGCACCTCTCTCGCTTCAACCGCTAGAGATTCGCCCAAGAGTTCGAGCCGGTAGGAAATATCTTCAACACGGGACACTAGGTTCTCTACTGATTCACTCATTTTTCCCACTTCTGTATGCCGATATTTGGACGCTGCGCTTTGGATGTCGGTTCGGCCTTGCGCCTACTGACCATCTGTTCTTCGACTTCACCGATAGGTCGCCCGTACTTGCTTGCAGACAGCGCGTGAGCTTGCTTATCGACGTTGGTCGTCGCGATTGGTGCGAGTGACTTTAGGGTTACGGGTGCTCCAATACCGGAATCTGTTGAAAGATGAGCGATAGCTTCGTACTTGCGGATGTGCATAAAGTCATGTTCGCTGACGTACTGACGACCAAATTCCTGCTGCCAGGTGCGTGCCTCCTTCGCGCTGGACTGGAAGATTATCCGAGAGCGTGCGTTATTGATAACGGCGTTCTTCAACTCCAATGGCAGATCTTCCAAGTACTGAGTGCCGAGTGTGACGCCGAGTTTATGCTTGCGGGCGCGGGCAAGCATATCGTCGAGGCCCATGGGAAGGCGTGTCATTAGCTGGAACTCATCAAGGTAGAGGAAGTTCGGCTTGTCCGGTGTGAGGCTTTGCGCGGCTGTCCAAAGCGCATTGACCAGCAGGGTTCCCAGGAGGCTGGCTGTTTCTACCGGAAGGCCGGCAAGACTCACTAGAAGGATCTTGTTAGCGGACAGCACATCCACCATCTTGAACGATGACTCAGACTGGCCAATAATGTTCCGCGATTCCGGACGACTAACAAGCTGCCACGCCCTGTTCATAAGCGGCTGAGTGTACCTGTCCCGTTCTGACTGATTGAAGCTCTGCCACCTCTGCCAGAACATTCTGAGTTCAGGGTCTTTGACATTTTTCACGACGTCCTCAGCCCATGCAACCTCATCCAAAGTACGCGGCATCAGCAGTGTAGTGAGGTCAGTAAACGTCATGCCTGGTCGTTCAGCCAGCGTGTAGAGACCGTGGAAGAGTAGTTCTTTGGTCCATACACCCTTGGTGTCTTGGTAGAGGTGTCCAAACAAGTCCGTCAGCTGATCCACAACGATACGAGGATTGCCCTGGTCCAGGATGTTAAATCCGACTGGATTTAGTTGATCCCGAGCCACGTCCATGATGATGACGTCGTCAAGTCGGTCCCGCGGAATGTAACTGAGCCCCCGGCTAAACAGGGATTCACTGGAGTCACTATTGCTAGCGTCAATGATGATGCCGCCGTAGCCCTGGGCGACATCTTGGGCAAAGGAGTTTGCCATCAAAGTTGATTTGCCTGTGCCGTTAGCTCCGCCGATGTACGTGTGACGAACGGCCTGAGAATAGCTCTGGGCTATCGGACGCTCGCGGCCTTGGTAGTTGCTGTGTCCTATAACGCGGCCGGTCCGTGGGATGTCCTCAGTGGCATGAAGCTGACGCGTCGCTCCCTGAGGGAGTCCCGCTACGAATGGCTGACCTATTGGCCAGCTCACCAAAGCGCTCAGCTCTAATATGGAAAACTGGGCCGGGAACATGATTGGCGTTTCGGCGCCGTTCACTCGGATCGATAGCTTTCTTATATTTCCGCGCACTGGTTCGAGTCGATTACCGATGCTGCTGGCGGAAGCTAGGGCCTTGCCAACTTGTTTGACTAAATCAGTTGCTCGCTCGGACGTCTGAGCGAGCGCAGCAACACGCCCGATGCCGCGCATGTTCTGATCCTCAAGTTTCTTCCGCCGATCATCGATTTCATCGCTTGTTGCCGCCTGAGATCCCGTTACGAGCTGCCACAAGCTGAATTCGTTAGTCTTAGCGTTCTTCTCTTTCGTTGGTAGGGCCTGGTAGAGGGCGGGCGTAAGCACCCACTGAGTCATCACTGTTTCGTCTGGACCGAGCGCCTGCACACTAGCTAGAAGACTGGCAGATAGATCAGTTGCATTCGCTACGCGGAGTTGGCGGGAAGGACTGGTCATAGACACCTCGACAACCTGGCCCCACTCATATTCGGGCCGACTGTCGTCTTCAATGACGGTAGTCCCCGGAATAAGTGACCGGAGCTGGCTTGAGATGTAGTCCGCCTCGTTCTTGGGGACGATAAGCCGGTGCACAATGCCGCGATCCGAGGCCCACGTTTCGAAGACGATAGTGGGAACGCCTGTGAGCCTGCTGCCGTCTCCGTGCAGTGCGCCACTGATGGAGCGAAGCCAGGACAGCACACGCGTCTGGTCTAGGTCAGTGGGGAAGGTGAGCATGTATGTCTTGCGTTTTGTGTCCAATAGCTGCTGGCTATATAGCTTCATGACTACCACTCCGATCAAGAGTGTCGGTGGGAGGGTTAGATAAAGAAATAGCCACGTCATGCCTAGTTTTACTTTGGCACAACGTGGCTATTTCTACCAGAAACGCTTTCTTGAAATTGCGAGTCGGGTAAGGAGTATGGCGACAGTTAGAACAATCATTGCGCTGACGATGATGCCGATAATTGGGAGGAACGGTTGGATTGCATCGTTGACGACGCCGACGATGATGATCACCACGATGAAGAGTGCGAGGACTTCCCAGGCCTTCCGCATCTTGACTTAGGTTTCTTCAGCGATGATCTTATTCGCTACTCGCTGGATGGCTGCTTCATCTGCCATTCCTAGGCGCATCTGCGTCTCGATCTCCTGCTCGCGCTTGCGATGCAGTCGGGCCACTCCACGTCCGGTCACGTTGTACCAGACGATGAAGGCGATGGCCAGAGCAATCGGGCCGAACAGGACGGTGATGGCAATGAGGTTTTCAAGGGGAGTGTTCACGGTAACCAACTGCTTTCTCTAGTTGAGACTTGCTTTGTTTAAGTTAAAGCCGCCTGTCGGGAGTACGTACGCGACGCTGGGTGCTTCCTCGTGTTTGGATTCTTGTTCTGCTTTCAAACCTCGGAGAAGCTCAAGACCGGCGTTGTAAGCGGCCACCTGAGTTGGAGACTTTTTGCTGTCTTCCATTTGGACCTTCTCTATTTAGTTGCCAAGCTGCTGTGTTGATAAGATGACAGTAGGCGACATGTCACCTGCATGTCAATCGATGACACCCTTGGGAGTGTAGTGAAAGACCAGAACGAAGAGTTGAATGACGCTAGAGCGGAAGCGATAAGGGAGCTGTGCCAGGGGCGGGGAATCCTCGCGGATCAGTCAGACGCTGAGGTATCGGAAGAGCAGCTCAGCCTCTTTGACGTTGCCAGCAAGGATGAACTCGTCGATCTCATTGAGCGGTCCCTACTCGTCATGTCCGACGATGATCAGGCTGTCATGCGTAACGCGCTCGGAAAGTATGACACTAGGACGACACTCACTGAACGCCGCAACAGGCACATCGAGACTGCCATTGAATTGTCGCGGCCAATCAGCTACCGGACTCTAGTACGGCATGAGCAGGAAGGTGCGCGCCGTCTTAGTGCCACGATGATGCGTCTACGGGAATCACCTTTAGGAACAGAGGGCCTGGGTGGCCGAGTTACCGACCTTGAGGTTGTGGTGTTCGGGTTACACACCTTGGTCGAGCGGCTTCTGCAGATGTTGACCCGCAAAGAAGATCTTGATCCGGATGAACTTCGAAACGCATTGATCGTGTATGGGGAGATCCAGAACGGCGCACAGCTTTACGATCGGGCTCAGCTTCGCATGTTCGAGAGGATGGTCAACCTGGATTACGACGTGCTCAGGCCTTCCAGCGAATCTCGACGCGATCAGGATTGAAAATCCACTGCTTATAGCGGCACTTACCGTCGCCGGGTTGCTTTGGATAGATGAGAACCTTGTCCACCAGCACATCCACAAGCTGCCGTCTCCACTGAAGGTCGCCTTTTTCCCATGCTTCACGAACGCTCTGTCCAGCCGGGATGAGTCCCGTCGTGTTACGAGTCGCTTTCTGTGCCAGCTCGCGTCCCAGGGCCTCTCTGCGCGCTGACGCTGCGATTTTGGCAGTCTTGTATTCGTCAAAGGTCATCTCGTTTGTGGAGTAAAGGTTCAGGATCTCCTGGAGGCGTAGGGTCTGACTTTCATGGTCCTGCATCAGGACCTTGAGGGAGCCGTCATCCTCACGGCTATGATCGGCCAGCATGTTCGCGAGGTCCGGCGTATCCAACCGATACATGAGGCATTCGATTACGAGGTCCTCTACCGGGTCCTTCTTTCGTTTCACCTTGCCGCAGCCGACTTCCTGGCCGCGGTGGTCCTTCTTACGACAGGAGAACGCGGGGGAGTAGCTGCCGTCGCGCTGCTGGGCGTTGATAATGCTCATCCTGTTGCCGCAAAGTCCACAGAAGATGAAGCCGGTCAGTAGGTGTTTGCGTGCATAGGAGCGATTGCCGTAAGTAGCTTGGCCCCTCTTGATCGCCAGCTTCAAGTCGTCCAGGACATCTCTGCTGAGCAAGGGGTTCCACGCGGCCTCGTACTCGGCTCCGTTGTGGGTCCGGATTCCATAGTGGCGTTCCAACGTGGCAACGTTGCTCACGTTGATCGCCGCCCACTTCTTACCGGTGGCAGTTGGGATAGCGCGTGCGTTCAAATCCATGGCGATGCTGTTCCAGGAATCCCCAGATATGAAGCGCTCGACTATCTCCCGGACAACGGCGGCTTCTGGTTCGTTCAGAGTCATGCCGTTCTGGTTCCATCCGAAGGCCCGATTGCCGCCGCTTGGCTTTCCCGCTTTGGCTGCCTGGAGTTTGGCTGACTTCACGCGGTCAGTCGATGTCTCCACTTCATACGACGCCCAAGCTGCGAGAGTCTTTGCCGTTGCCCGCCCTGCCGGTGTCGTGAGATCAAAGTGCCCTGCCTTGACCGTGTAGGTCGCGACCTTCAGTGGCTGACAGACGTCGATGTAGTGCTCTAGATCAATCGTGCGCCTGAGTAGTCGATCCTGATGCCAGACGGCTACGGCATCGATGTCGCCGTTCTTTATGGAGTTCAGCAGCGCATCGTAGCCAGGGCGGTGCTTACCTGAATATGCGCTTATGTCGTTGTCAGAGAAGGTAGCAACGACGGTGCCGCCTAGCTGCTGAACAAGCGTGTGACAGTCGCCATCTTGCCGGTCCACACCTAAGCCAGCCCCAACGCGGTCGCGGCTTATTCGGCTATAGATGGCAAAACGTTGACTATGCATATATTCAGTTCCACGCATGATTATGAGGCCTCCGGGGTATGCCGTCAATACTTTTGACGAGGCCCCTGAATACGAACGGCGGGTCCTGGACGCCCTTCGCCAGCCCCTGGAGAGCGGGGAGCTGGTCATTCAC